CGGGGCATGCCTGCTAAGCATTGCGATCGGTGAGAATCCGATTGTGGATCGTTACCACTGCTTTCCTCAACATATGGTGTATGTAGCTCAATCGGTAGAGCGTTGGTTTGTGGAACCAAAGGTAATGGGATCGTAACCCATCATACACACAAATAGTTCACAACGGACAAGGCTTAGGCAAGTGAGTTGAGAATGAGTCGTAGGAGATATTACCAAAATGATTAAGTTCAATAAAGGAATCGTTTGGACTACAAAAAGTTTGATACAAGAGATTGGTGGGTGGCGAGTGGTTGACCAGAACTATTTAAATATCCGATGTCGGTCCCGAGCTAGGTCGGGCATTTGCGTGGTACAGACAAGGTGTCGGGTAGGTCTCCAAAACCTCACTGGGTGGGTTCAATTCCTACACCACGCGCTAAAAATAATTTTGGTGGTTAAAAAACTTTTTGTATCTTTGAGATATGAAAAACAGACTACCATACGAAGCAACAGGAAAGGCAATCAAAGGGTATAGTGACTCTAAAATTGCAAAAGGTGAAACAAACGATTGTGTTGTAAGAGCATTTGCGTCCTCATTTGAGGTTTCATATGACTATGCACACAAGTATGTCGCTGAAGAGTTTAATAGACAACCAAGAAGAGGGACATTTGGGACTCCATTAAAATTTGTTAAAATGTCCGATAACAGAGTTATGATAAACGGAAAAAAAGTTCATATTGTTGGTGAAAGAAAGAACGACTATATGTTAAGATCTTTGGATTACCCCGTTAAGGTTAAAGGTGAAGTGGTTACAAGAAAAATGACTGTTGGTACCTTTGTTAAGAAAAATCCAAAGGGAACTTTTTTTGTACTTGTTAAAGGTCACGCTTTTACAATTAAAGATGGTGTTGTTGTTGGAAACTTTGAGGATTCTCAAAAATTGAAAAGACCGATGCGTTGTGCATTTGAAATTAAATAAAAGGAACTATGGTGTAAGTGTGGTGTGTCACGTTGGACTGAAAATCCAAAGGTTGGGGTTCAACTCCCTATGGTTCCACAAACAAATAAATTAAGGAAATTATGAACAGAGTATTCAGAAAAGTAACCGGAGAATCTGTTCCTGACATTGTAAAACATACTGTTGATATATTAAAGGAATGTCCCTGGGTTGAGGTACACATTGGTACTGACTCTCAGAATCATAGAAGAAGCACTATATATGTTACAGCAATTGCTTATAGATTTGGGAATAGGGGGGTTCATTATATCTATCACAAACAAAAGACAAAAAAGATTAAAGATAAATGGACCAGATTATGGAATGAGGCCGATTATTCAATTGAGGTTGCAGAGTGGTTAACCACAAAAGTGAATGTAAAGGTGGAAATAGATTTAGATTACAACAGCGACTTAAAACACTTCAGCTCAAAATTAGTCCAACCGGCTGTTGGTTGGGCGACTTCACTGGGGTACAAGACAAACATTAAACCCCACAACCAAATTGCAACAAGGGCGGCAGACCACCACTGCCGCTAATTATGAGAGGTTGTCCGAGCGGCGTTAGGTCTGTGGTTGCAACCCACAGTACGGGGGTTCAAGTCCCTCACCTCTCTCAACAAAATGCCCCTATGGCGGAATAGGTATACGCGTCAGATTTAGGATCTGAATTTTGCAGGTTCAAGTCCTGCTAGGGGTACAAAACTTTAAAAAAATAAACGATTATGAAAACGTATGACCAACATAAGATGAAAAGAACTCAGATCAGGGAAGACCAGGTAAAAGCCGGATTCTTTGACGGTAGATTTGTTTCCCGGGTTGAGGAGTCAAAAAATACTTACACACGAAAGATTAAACATAAAAAACAATTTTTTGTTTAATATTTACACTTTTTAAAAGTATTATATATTTATAACAAAAATAATAAAACTGCAAATGAAAAATTTACATATCATATCTTTGAGAGGGTTAGCAGAAGCTGAGGATTCTATCTATGTGAAGATGGTGTGATAAATTAATACATAAAATATTAGAAACCCATCTTCAAAAAAGATGGGTTTTTTGTTCTTTGACATATTGGAAATATAAAAAATTAAATATACCTTTGTTGTATGGTAAAATTTAGTGATATAAAGTTTAAACCCCATAGCATGGGTGTTGGTCTTCAGGGTACTATTTTCTTTCCGGGAGGATATGGAATTTCTTGTGTTAGATTTAAATCTCCTTTTGGTGATAGATATATGTCTTATACAAGTAACGAAGATGAGTGGGAAGTTGCAATCCTAAAAGGTGATGAAAACAACTGGGAACTTTGTTATGATACAATTTTAACAAATGATGTTTTGGGATACCAAACAAAAGAAGATATTGAAAAAATTATGAGATATCTTATAAGATTACATTAAAAAGATTTGGTAGATTAAAAAATTTGACATATCTTTGTAAGACAAACGATGGGGGTAGGAAGTTTAGAAATTGGTATCCTACCCCCAGATAAAGGGAAAAAAGTTCTTTGAAAACATTGTGATTTATTACACTAAAGCGAGGGGGAAAACTTTAGGTAGTATGTGTTGAACTAGCTTGCTCCGACTAGCACGGTCTAATCCGCCGTGAAGCATTTAATAATGGAGTAATGATGCTGATACATATAAATCACAACTTTTTAAAATATTGTGGTGGTAAGAAAAGGTGAACTCGTTAAGTTCATAGACCTGTTGACAAAAGATGGTGAAACGAGTGTGGTTGTCAACTACTGTATCACAGATATAGCAGGCGGGAGGTAGAGGATCTCACCGGTCTCATAAGCCGGTTTAACTTGGTGCGATTCCAAGGCGTTGCTACAACAAAAAGGGTGGATAGGTGGGAGGGCCTTTCCTAAAAGACGGCACGCTAGGCCCGTGTTCACCCTTAAAATGGTCCATTGGTGTAGTGGCTAACATACATCCCTGTCACGGATGTGCTCCGGGTTCAATTCCCGGATGGACCGCTAAACAATTAAAAACTAAACAAAATGAAATGTTAAAGTTTAAACTGGGGTTGTGGGGTGTTGTAGGTACCACAATGATTTACATCTACATAATGAATTTATTTTTCAGTTATGTAATCAACCGGGAGGTTGATGAAATCCTACAAATCGGTGCTAGTTTTATAGCTTTATTCTACACCGTTTTTCAAATAAAGCTAATAGTAAAAGAAATAACAAATTTATTTAACAAAAAAGAAAAAGAAAATGATTAGTTTGATTGTAACATTAGTGTTTTTGATTATCGCAGGGGTGATGATTGTAAAAGGTAAAATTAACGATGAGTCCTCAAGTATTCTAAAAGGAGTTGTTGTTGGTGTTGTGGGTGTATTGATTGGCGTATTCCAACCATACTCACTTGAGAGAATTGACGCCGGTCACAAAGGTATTGTGGTTAACTTGTCCGGATCTGAAAGAGGGGTTGCTTCATATCAGTACAAAACTGGGTGGGTTGTTTATAACACCTGGTTCACGCAAGTTCTTGAGTTCCCAACCTTTCAACAACATATTGAGTATGATGATCAGGTTGTAATTACAAAGGGTGGGTTCTCAGCAACTATTAAACCATCGTTTAACTACTCGTTGAAACCGGAAGCAATTGGTGATATGTTTGAAAACCTACGATTGGGTGTTAAAGAAATTGAACAAGGGTGGCTTAAAAACGCAATTGTTGGGGCGGTTAATGATGAAGCAAATAAATGGGAAGTTGATAGTATTTTTTCTAATCGTCAACAGTTTGAAGCGGCAATTGTTGTTGAGTGTAATAAACGATTAACAAAGTGGTTTGATGTGTCACAACTTAGAACAAACATTACACCACCGGAGGCGCTCCAGGAATCAATTATTGCAAAAACAAAAGCTATCCAACAAGCTGAAGCCTCCGAGCAACAAGCAATTGCTGCAATTGCAGAAGGAAAACGTAAGGTGGCTGTCGCAAGAGCCGACTCGGCAGAAACAATTATCAACGCAAAAGCGGCATCACTTGCAATTGAGTTGAAACAACAAAAACTAACACCGATGTATATTGAGTATTTGAAGGCAAATGCTTGGGATGGTAAACTTCCAACAACAATGGCAGGCAGTTCTGGAACGTTTTTGAATATTAAATAAAAAGATTTGGAGGATTGAAAAATTCTCCTTATCTTTGTAAAACAAATAAGGAAAGAAGTTCTTTGAAATAATAGATTGGTAAGATAGCAGATAGACCTACGTCAGCAGACTCTCATAGAGAATCAGAAATGATGAGTAAAACGGAGCCCCTATCAGACTAACGTGTTGAGGAGGTACTCAAAGTTTTCCGGGAGGTTAACTGGTAATAAACGATGGTTTGGGTAGAACGGATGTTAAAGGCGAGGTGTGGGTAGTAAGGATGGGGTAACCCACGAATAAGTAAATCTTAAGGTCTTACCATTTTTTAAAAATCTAAATCACGGGTGGCTCCCTTAATAGTTAAGGCTGACCTTAAGCATCTGACGCATGTCTATACAGGGGGCGAAAGTGATTTAAAATATTGTAATGAACAACGCGACCGCAGGAGTTGTACCTTTATGGTTTTGTAATGTGGTTTTATGTTCCGTTCGTCTAGCTGGTTTAGGACACTTCCCTTTCACGGAAGAGATCATGGGTTCAAATCCCATACGGAATACAAAAAATATGGTCCCGTAGCTCAGCTGAATAGAGCAACGCCCTTCTAAGGCGAAGGTCACAGGTTTGAATCCTGTCGGGACTACAAAAAATTAAAAGTTATGAATTATACAATAGAAAAGAAATGTCATGCTTGGATAGGAATATGGTGGCAAGTTAAGGAAGATAAAGAGATAGTCTTTAAGAGCAAACGAAAAAAAGATTGTGTGTTCTACGTGAACAGTAAAAAATAGTCAGGTGGCGGAATTGGTAGACGCACCTCAACACCCTGGGGTTGAGACATTAAATGAGGGTTAACAATGGGTCTCTTATAGGTTCAAATCCTGTCCTGACTACACGTGGTAGGGTTCATCACCCCCTAGTGTGCCCCACATAATGAGAAACGGAGTGATATCCGTAGGGGAACGTACATTGTCGTATAGGGAGAACGACTGGGAAAGTAAGTTGTATTAGATACAGTGGAAACGCACATCTCAACAGAGGTGGACTGAAAGTTTGCCCGACCTGGGTTGAGGACGAAAGAAACTATTTCTAACCTACCTTTTTGGTGGGGACAACCGGAGCACCTGTAAGCTGAATAAATTAGGGTGTTAACAAAGGCAAGTGGCGAAATCGGCAGACGCTAAGGTAGATCTAACTAAGATTGTACCGAGACAATGTAAAAGTTGTCGTATAGGTTCAAATCCTTTCTTGTCTACAAATACAATTAAAAGATGAATATGTTATTGTTTGTATCATTTGTTTTGTTTATACTTTTAATAGGTAGAAAAAAAAGAAAATATTAACTTCAGTACCCATACAGCGGTGAGACGGGCTAAGTAAGATACGATTCCTCGGGGCTGGGAGTAGAATGCTGAAGAAATATTTTCTAAAATATGCTCCGATGGTGAAATTGGTATACACGATGCGTTTAAGCCGCATTCCTACGGGGTGAGGGTTCAAATCCCTCTCGGAGTACTGTTGTGTTATTCCCTTGAGAAAGGAATTACGGTGGGATATGGTCTTGATTTGGATTTAACCTAGTATGAATCACAACACAGAGGACTTCTCATCCTCAACCGGACCTTTAACTCAGTTGGTCAGAGTGCTTGACTCATAATCAAGGAGTCGTAGGTTCAAACCCTACAAGGTCCACACCGCTTAAGATGCAAACAACCACATTAATAGAAATATTGTGTGGTTGTTTTTTATTTTCCTATATGTAATAAATAAAAAATGAAAAAATATTAAATGAGAAGAATTAGATTAATTAAAAGAAAGTTAAAAAAAATGTTAAAACACAATTGTAACAGAGAAGGAAGAATTGTTGGGATGTATTATGGTGATTCTACAGAGGATACAACCACAAAAGTAACATACAAATGTAGGGTATGTAATAATGTCTGGACAATGGAGCAATTAGTATAATATGGACACAAACCTTAAAATATTCCAGGAAATCTTTGACAACCTAAAAGGTGAACTTGTCATTTGTGATTTTTCTGTATATAGACTTATTGGAATGGTTGAAGATGAATATGATTATTATTATCTTTTATTTGATGGTAAAGAATTGTACTTATTTAGTTGTTTAATTAATTTGATTAGACTAAAAAATCAAATTGATGATGAGGATTATTCCGAAATGACTAGACTTGTAAAACTTAACCATCCGGATCAACCGGGATTTGACGGAATTACCGAAGAACTTACAACACTAAATGAAGAGTTTAAAAAAGAAATTATTTCTTCATTAAGAAACGATGTTAAATTTATTGTTGGACCATATTGGGATTTAAATTAAATAAAATGAATAAAGAACAAGTAAACCATCCAGAACATTACGGAGGATCTGATAATGTTTATGAAGCAATTAAGGTTATTGATGCCTGGGACCTTGGATTTTCTCTGGGAAATACAGTTAAATACATCTCAAGAGCCGGAAAGAAAGAATCCGATAAAGAACTCCAGGATTTGAAAAAAGCTCTTTGGTATTTAAATCATCGTATTGAGCAACTTGAAAAAAATAGATAATGAACTACTTTTTGTTTTTAATTGGATTTTTATTTGTTGGTTGCACAACAACATATGTTGAAATTTATAACATTGAAAAATACCCGGTAACCTGGGATGATACAATAATTTATAAGGAGGATCACTGGCATTTTTGTGATAATGATAATATTTGGCATTGTGTTGAGCTTGAGGCTGACACAGTTCAAATTAATTGTAAAGATACATTGGTTATAAAACAATTAGTAACAAAATATAAAATAAGAAAAAATGACAACAGAAGAATTAAGTGAGTATCTAGAATCAATTGGTGGACTTAAAAATGGATATTACCCGGATAAACCACCAATTAAAAATGCGTATTATTTTAATTGTGATTCCGGATGGAATGAATTACTCAAAGAACTTATTGAAGACTTAATAAGTCTTGGGTGGAATAAACAAGTATGTCAAGTTAAGGAAAAATTTGGCGGACTTAGATTTTATATAAATGAAGGGTCTGATGAGATTTTTGATAGAATAATAAAAGCTGAAAGGGATAGTTATAAAATCTGTGAAAAATGTGGTAAGGATGGTGAATTAAGGAATGATTTGGGTTGGTATTTAACACTTTGTCCGGAACACTATAACGAAAAGCTAATTAAGAAAAACAGTACTTTGTAAGATTTTTAAATATTTATCATAATAAATAAACTTTAAAAAACAAAAATTATGAAGTTAACAAAAGAACAAGCACTAGGTATTCTTAGACACGTATTAACGTTTGCCGGAGGTATCGTTGTTGCTAAAGGTTACGTTGATAACGCAGCAGTGGTTGAAATTATTGGTGGTGTTATGACATTAGCAGGTGCTGTTTGGTCTATAATTGACAAAAAGTAATTTATTTGATAACATTTCTTACTTAACCCCACTTAAACGGTGGGGTTTTTTATTTAATAATATATTTATATTATAATTATGAAAAAAATACTTACAGAGTCTGAAGTTAAAAACATTAAAAATATGTACTCAATTAATGAGTCATTACTTTCTGATGTTGTTGACAAAATAAAAGATTTACCGGATTTTGAAAATATCAAAAAAAAATTTAAGGAAGTTACAGGAATTGATCTTGAATCAAAGGTCAATATTGGTGGCAAATCATCTAACACCAATTATAAAGGAAAAGTTGACTTTAGTCGTGGAGGGTTTAGTAGTGAACAAAAGGAAAATATTGAATACCTTTTATCTGAAATGGAGAAAAAGGGGATTAAGGACCCTTACACTCAAATAGGGATTTTATCTGTAATTATGAAAGAAACTAACTTCATTCAAAAAAGTGAAGTTGACTATTCAGATACCGCAAACTCAAGAATACGAAACACATTCGGTAAAAGAGTACGAAAATATTCCGATGAACAACTAAATAAATTAAAAGCAAACCCAAAGAGATTTTTTAATGTTGTTTATGCAAATATAATTGGAAATGGTGATGTAGAAAGTGGTGATGGATATAAGTATCGTGGGAGAGGGTTTAATCAGTTAACAGGGAAGGGTAACTATAGAAAATATGGTTCACTTGCCGGTATTGATTTGGTAAGTAATCCAGATAAATTAAATGATAGAGAAGTTGCGGTAAAAGTTGCGTTACAATTTTTAACAAAAGGAAAAACAGATTTTCCTAAATTTGATAGTAAAAAAGAAGCAGCAGAATATTTTGCTGATATAAATGCTGGTGGTGGTACAAGTACTCACAGATCAAATGCGGTTAAAGCGTCTGAAAATTTTGATATTAAATAAAGTATGGAGAATTTATCTGGAATAATTATTGCTTTTATAACTGGAGTCTTGGGACCGATTTCAATCCTACTTATTAAAAACTATTTTGATAAGAAAAAAAAGAAACCGGATATGGTTAGAGAAACACTTAAAGTTTCTGAACTTGTAAATCAAAAAATAGAACATATTAAAGAAGAGTTTAATGCTGATCGTGTTTGGGTTACTCAATTTCATAATGGAGGCAACTTTTACCCAACTGGAAAATCAATGGCAAAATTCTCAATAATATATGAAGCTGTAAACCCTGGAATATCCTCAGTGCAGTCAAACTTTCATAATATACCAGTTAATCTATTTTCAAAATCAATCAATGAATTACTTGTAAATGACGTTATTGAAATTACAGATTATAAAGATGAAACAATTGCAACTTTCGGTCTTAAGTATATTGCCGAAGACACTGGCTGTAAATCTGGTTATTTATTTGCAATTAAAACAATTGATGAAAAATTTATTGGTACATTAGGTCTTGATTACACAAAAAAGAAAACAAAACTTAATATTGAATCAATAAATCATCTTCAGGTTCACGCATCATCTTTGGGTGGTGTTTTAATGAACCATTTAAATCAATAATTTTTACAATCTTAGTATATTTATTGTAGTATGAATTTAGTCTATCCATTAGAAAAAAAAGGAGTTAAAACATCTGGATTTGGGAATAGAAAGCACCCGGTTAAAGGTAGCACTATTCACCATAATGGTATTGATATTGGTATTCCAGACGGAACAAGTGTTATATCAGTCGCTAACGGTGAGGTTGTTAGATCAGATATGAAAGACAAAAATGGGTATGGAAATTTTATTATTGTAAAACATAATGTTGATGGTGAAACCTTTTTTTCTTGTTATGCACATTTAACAAAAAGACTTGTTGATGTTGGTGATAAGGTTAAAAAAGGAGAGAAAATTGCCGAATCCGGTGGAGGTCAGGGTATTTCTGGTGGTGGGGGTATGTCAACAGGACCACATTTACATTTTGAGATAAGAAAATCAGTTACTGGTGGTTGGGTAAATCCAGAACCATACATTAATGGAGCACCAATCACAAAAGGTTTTGGTGGTAAGGAAAATAAAAAAGATTTGAGTGATGATGGTTTAGCGGCAACACTAATGAGTATCGCTAATGATTATGTCCTTAAACCAGTTGGGGATTTGTTGGACAAATCAGAAACAATCAAGTTATTCAAAAAAATGGCTGCCGATGTTGAGAAGGAATACGAAGCATCCGATAAGGGAATGTGGGAACAAAATGAGAGATTAAAAAAAATTATTAAAAAAATTCTCTAACTTCTTGTCAAATCAAAATATTTATCATAACTTTGTAATGTATTTAAAACAGATAGTTCTTTAATTTATTAACCCTTAAAACCACATTAAGATGTCAGAAGATAATTTTAATGAAGTAGAAAATAAGGAACCCCAAATGTTTGGGTATCGTGATTCTGCTGGGAACCTACTTTGGACTCCCAACCAGGAATTTGCGAAACTTAGAGCATACCATTTTGGGACTTATGATGTCTACACAGAAAAAAATTAAAAAAAAGTTCATAAAGTACTTGACAAACTGAAAAAAGTGTCGTAACTTTGTAAAACAAATTCGGAAACGTCCGAAATCGTTCTTTGAAAAATTAGAATATCCATTCAGAATGTTTGATGATGAAATCCTTGCGGTTGATTCTGAGTAACAAACTGATAAAGATATTTGGCCGTATATAGTCAATAAATAAACTGGGAAACCAGGATAAAGTGGGTCAGTAGTGTAACTGATCTGCGGTTTGGGTAACCGAACTTAAGTATACAAGCGGGATACCGTTTAACCTTTAGTACCGAGGGCAACGCTGTAGGGAAAGTGGTTAGATGATTGGGCGATGTGGGTCGTCCGGTTGAGGTGGGAACACCAATAGGAATAACTCGTAGGGATATTGCAAAAAATAAGATTATCCAATTTTATTATTGCGTGTCCCAATATCAGAGGATACTTAAAACCGAAAGGTATGATAACAAACAGGTGGTGCTGACATTATCCTTGACCCTTGCCTACCAAGGCATAAGTCACGAAGTAATCTTAAAATATTGAGATGGGGACATTTCAGAGAGTAGTTGAGTATCGGCTCGTTCAAAAGATGAGCTGGCTCTGGTGGCGGACCACTACTTTCATAATCCACGACACAAAAACCTAAGAAAAAATTATGAAATTAATTTAATCAGAAAGGAAAAGTGTCCGTCAGGTTTGGATGAAAGGTGACTACATAGTAATGAGCC